GTCATCAAAAATACTTTGACCAAACGCATTTTTAAGTGCTGCAACATCAGTAGCATTTAATGCTTGTGCAACTTCTTCTACATCTAATGCTGATAAATCACCATTTACTACTGCTAATGATCTTGCTAATGCATTACTCAATGTGCTTAATGGCGTTGTAGTTCCTACAAGAGTTTCAAAGTTTTGAAATAATTGTCTTGCTTCATCAACTGCGTCTTTTTCAGCACCTTGTAAATTTACCATACCTGCTGCAAAATCAATGTTGTTAACTTGTAATGCATTTTGCAGTAGTTGACTTCTTTGCATACCTGTAATACTTGCTAAGCCTGCTGTTTCTAGTTGTAGTTGTGTAAATGCAGTTGATAAATCATCTTCTAATCCCACTGTGCCTCTGACTAAACCACCTGTCAAACGTTGGTATTCTAAAAACTCGCCTGTTTGTTGCAACAATTCTGCATTGCTTATACCAAAGTCTCCTAGTGCATCGGCACTTTGTTCTAAGTCTCTGAAAAAGTCAGCAAAACGTCTTGTTCCCAAACTAACATTTCCGCCAAATGCATTTATAGCACTACCATTAGCGGCAATTGTTTTACTGAATGCATCATATGTAACACCACTAGCATTTACACTCAATCTTAATTCGTTAAATGCTTTTCCATTTTCAAATATGATTGCACCGTTGTCTATCATCTGTTTTTGCACTTCTGCAAATGCTTCTAATTTACCAACATTCCATCCTAACCACATAAATGCTGCATCAGATATTACATCACCGTTCTTTTTAATCATTGACCCTAGAGCACTTAGACCTCCATTTTCCATTTTGCCAAATGCTTTTCCTAAAGGTCCAAAAAATTGCCCCAATGCACCTGCAATCGCGGGTCCTGCTTCTTTCATAGCACCAACAATGCTAGTAAGAGGTCTTTCTGTGTTGCCCATAAAACTTGTCGAGTCAACTATTTTTCTAGCTAACCTTTTTGTTTGTTTTGTAGTATTTTTAGTTACAGCAGCAGTTTCGTTGTTACCCGCTGTGTCAGCTGTTGCACTATCTGTGACTTTGCTAAATGCTTCTCCGAGGTCTTTGCTAAATTCACCGATAGTTTTTGCAAGTGTTTTATCTATCTGAGACATTACACCTATGTCAGTTGCAATATTTCTCATAGTTTCTTCGCTTGCCCAAGCAGGTATATTCAAAGGCGGTCCACCTGTGGGATTATCTATTTGATAAGTTTCTTTAGCCATTACATAGTCTCCGTTACTGATTCTTGATCAGTAAGTCTTGTATTTACTTTATTAATTTGTTCATCCAGTATTCTCAACTGCTGATTATATAATGCTATCTCTTCTTGAGTAAGCGGTCTTCTACGGCTGTTGGTTCTTCCCGTTGGATTTTGCATCAAAGCAGCAACCTTTGATTTCATTTCATTTAACACATCGACTCTATCTGTAAGAGTATTAGTATCTGCGCCGCCTATTGCATTATCACTTAAAAAGTCTCGTGTGGTAGTAATAAAGTTTTGATAACTTAATGCTGTAATATTACCCGATGGTGATTTCCTCATTAGGGGATTTGCTGAATTATATTCAGAAGAACCTGGTTGATATATTACAACATCTTTTATTAACGCATCTTTTATCTGTTTTCTAATATCTGATACCTTACGCTGTCCACTGCCAACATCAATACCCATAATTTTACCTAAAGCTGTGATTAATTTCTCTGTAAAATTCATAGCACCATACACTAGGTCTAAAGTTTCATCCATTGTATCAATGCCAGGCAAAATAGCCTCAAGTGTTGTTGTTAAAGCAATAGCAGTATCGTCAATTGCTTTTATAGCTTTGCTTGCTTCGGGAATTGCATTGTTTGTCTCTTCAATACTTTTCCTAATTTGTTCCATATCCAAATCTTTTGCGGCATCGTTGGCCACCCTTGCCGCTGCCATAGCTCTTGCAGCTGCCTCAGTTATGGGATCAACACTTGCAAACCTTCTTATTCCCGCATCAGACTGATCACTAAAAATTCCCAACAATCTACTGGTATCAATTACTGCACCTTCTTGTGTTGTGTTTCCAGCGAGCATTTCATTACCTTGTTTGATAAACTCCTGTAATGCCCCACCACCAACTTCATTGAACAATTGCACCAATTCTGGCGTCATGTTGTTGATTATATTTTGATCATAGTTGATATCATAGATTGCACCCTTCATAGTTTTTTCAATTTCTTGATACATTGGACTATCTTTGCCAAATCTACTAGCAAGTGTTGCAAGATACATTACTGAACTATTTTTTAGGTTCTCAAATGCTACTGGGCCTCTTTCTTCTATGTATTGATTTTGTGCAATTGCAAAGCTAGTGTTAAGGTCTCTATCTTGTCTCTGTTCTTCTAACTCGTCTAACAGTTTCATCCTGTTTTCGCCAGTAGTTGATGCTAAACCTAATGCAATTTCGTTGGTTGTTGTAAACAAATCAATAATTTTTTGTTGTGCTTTAGCATCCAAACTGTTAATTTGATTACTTCTATATAATGCATCTGCTGTGGTAGCCAATCTCAAGGTCAATTCGCTTGTTCTATATCCAAATTTATTGATACTGTCATCTCTTGCTACTGTATTTGCCAATTCTCCAAAAATTGTAGCACCTTGTATTGCACTATCATGTCCTGCACCTATTAGGTTACTGCTTACTTGTAAAACTTTTGCATACTCGTCAAAACCCATGCCTAGGCTAGCTGCATCTCTACGTAAACCAGTTAACAGTTCCATATTTGCATCAGCTAAACCAACATCTATCATTGTTTTCAATAATTTGTCTTGACTGTTTATAAATGATGCAACAAATGTAGCAACACCGGCTGCCATACCAAGTGTACTGCTAGCAACATCAGCTACTCCAGACCCAATATTGCCTATTCCCTTGATAATTTTATTTTTACTACCAGTTAAACTACCAAATGCACCGCCAACTGCACTTCCTACACCTAATTCTGAGGCTGCTGTTGCTAATTGTTCAAACAAACCAGTCATTGCACCAAGTCCATCAACGTTTTGCACCATAATTGCACGTTGAGTACCAGCCATTGCGGTTGCTAGGTCTTTTTTGGCTTGTGATTCTTTCTTTTCACTACGTTTTTGCTTGTTTAGCTCGTCGGACATGTGTTGTAGAGCTGCTGGACTAATTGCACTAGTAATACTCATGGCAATTTTGCGTCTACTATTTGGACCACTAGAAATAGCACTGGCTATTTGGTCAGCGGTAAGCTCGCTTGCCCAAGGATACTGTTGATATATGTCTAATATTTCTTCTTGCATATTATATATTATGTACGTAGTTAATGATGATAAATACTTCTAGTATAGTGTATTTATCGGAGAATTAAAACATGAGTAATCCCCTAATTAGTGCATATAGGAAACCTAGTCTATATATTGATCTACCAAGTGGTGGAAAATACTACAATCCTGCACCAAAACTAAGTGTAGACGGCGAATTAGCTGTTTATGCAATGACCGCACGTGATGAATTAATTACAAAAACACCTGATGCACTGTTTAACGGTGAAGCTAGTGTGAGTCTAATTCAGAGTTGTTGTCCAGACATTCCTAACCCAAGTCAAATACCTGTAAACGATTTAATGGTTATAATGTTAGCAATAAGACAAGCAAGTTATGGCAGTGAAATAGAAATAGAAGTGACTTGCGAAAAATGTGAACATGTAAACAGTGTTGCGGTAAACTGTCAAAGTATTATAGATACTGCTACATCAAAGACAAAGCCAGATAACATAGTTACAATAAACGAAGGTTTTGAAGTTACACTTAAACCTTACAGCCTGGAAGATAGAAATACTATACAAATTCAACAAATCAAGCAAGTAAAAATGATAGAGGGATTACAAAATCAGAACATTGACGACCAATCACGTCAACAACTTTTTGGAAAAACTTTTGTAGAAATGGCCGAATTAACTGTTGATCTAGTAACAAACTGTGTAGATAGTGTTAGGACACCTGGTAGTGATAACGAAACAGTAAGTGACAACGAAACGATCAGAGAATGGCTCAAGACTATTACTAGCAAAGATTACGAAATAATCAAAGCCAAAGTAGACGAACTAAGTAACGATGGTGTAAACAACAATTTTACTATTACATGTGAAAGTTGTGAACACTCTTGGCAAACTGAAGTAGAGCTAGATATTACAAATTTTTTCGCAGGCTGATAGCTACCAGTCAGCCTGAACAAATTCCTGATATATTAAAGAAATACACAGACCAACACAAAAAATTAGAAGAAAATTATCTCGACATCGTGATAAACAGTGATGGCGCATTCAGTTATCAGGATATTATTCAGATGCCTTTGCCAAGTATTGTTTTACTGGTAGAAAGGCTTAACAAACGTGCAGAAAGAATGAGCGGTAACGCTAAACAGATGTTATAAGTTTATAATAGTCTATTGGCCAACTATCATAGTATTTTGTTGTGTGTAGATACTTGCGTTTCTCTGTCAAATCATCTCTCAATTGAATAAAAACACAATTTGTAAAGTTCTTTGCAAAATGTCCGCTGGTTGTTGTACTGGTAAAATACAACAAATCATTGTGTTTTTGCATCTGTTGTTCAATTATAGTTTCAACCTCAGACATGTTACATCCATCAACCCAAGCAATTCCTATCTCATAGATTTCCTTGTCAAATGTTTCATATGATTGTGTAAGATTATCTCTAGCATCAATAAATTGAATTTTATTTTGTAATCGTGCTTTCCTTGCAAAAGGACAAATGGGAAATCCATCCAACTTCTTAGCTTCAATTTCATTTTCTGTCCACTCTAGAAATTTGTTCTGGAATTCTTGGAAGTTCATATATGTCTCTGTTTTCTTGATGTCTACGACATCATCATCTTCATAAAGCTATCGCTTTATTCGATGTTTTTTGCTATCGCTTGTAATACTTAAAGAATAGTTATTACTAAAGAAATGATTTCTATATTGATATTTATCGAGGTAACTTGGTATGATGTTTCAGTCACACTTAGCCAACTAACGGCTAGGTGAAACTGAAAGTCTTGGATTAGACGTCCCTCTACACATACTATAGCAAACCTAATTTTACACTTAGGAGAGGCGGTTACGCTGTACCTCTATTACATGCTGCTCTTAAGCAACGCAGGACCACCCATTGCCATAGTATGCGACTTTGGGCTACCTGTGAGTTCCAATTTTCCAGGAGAGCTCACTCTTTTTGGTTTGTCAAACCAGTGCTTTGACATTGTGGCAACACCAGGATCTGATCACACAGATGTGTAATCTCAAGGTGAGTCGAGCAATCCCGACCAAACTGAGCCTTCAGCCTGTATTAGCCTAAACTATATGATTTGTATTTGAGCCATTAATTGACAAATTCTTAATTTGTCTAGTATTAGATTCTTGTGCCTGGAAGTCTTGCCAAAAAGTTATTGTCCATGAGCCATAATTTTTACTTGTATAATATATATAGCGTTCAGATTTAAATTTGTCAACCAAATCTTTTGGAAAAGCTATATAAATGCCTTTTCTATTAAATTTCATAAACAGTAGATCTAAATCGTTGTCGTCATGTGCATCTAATGTTTGTTCTAGCCATTGTTCTAGTAGTGGTATTGGTTTTTCTTGTAATAATTGATGAAATGGAAAGTCTGCATAATTTTTACATTCGCAGTTAAAATATTTCCAGTCATCTGGAGGGATTACATCACCCTTAAATGCCTTGATTTGATTTTCTGTAAGTGTACTCTTACGTGCAGCATTTATGCCGCCAACAAATGCGCCACTATACGGCACACGTTCAAAATTGTCTTGGTAGATCTCGCTTAAAATGTTACAGACTTCTCTTTCAAAGCCTTTACCCTTGTTTTTACTTTTTGATCCACTCATCTATTTTTTTCTTCATTTTGTAGATTATGTCTTTTCCTAACATGCCTTCTTCTATTGTGTATACAGCATGTTTTATATGAGAACCTTCTGGCTCTAAATCTAGCTCTAAGTTCTTTATTTTTTGGGCAGGAAGTCTTAGTGTTTTTCCTGTATCCGGATCAATTAAAATTAAGTCACCGTCTTCTAACCCTTCATATTTAGGCATCAACAATTTCTACTTCTGTATTAAATGTAGTAAATCCATTTTCTTTAGTAACTTGTAAAACATTATTCACACGACCAACTAACTCATCTCTGTGAGATATAAGTAGAATATTTTTATTACGGTCTCGTTCCATTTTCTTCAAAATACTAAGTGCGCTTTCTACACCTATTGTGTCCATTCCACTATCAACTAGTTCATCAATGCAAACTAAATTAATAGGATGGTTCATACTTTCAAACACATCACGGAAGCTCCAACTAAGTCCTAAAATAAGTCTATTACGTTCGCCTCTACTTAAATTATCAAAATCTAAATCTTGACCAAGTTGTGTAATAGTTACTGTAAGATCACTTTGGAATTGCACCTCATGTGGTAAACCTAGTCTTGTAATATAGTATTCAAGACGTGTGTTTAAGAATTGTAAGTTTTGTTCAATAATTTTTTTACGTATAAAACTATCTTTGTTTGTTAATAGTTTTAGTAAAAAATCCTGATGTTCTTTCAGTTCCGTAAGTCTATTTACCTTCGACCATTCTACCTCTTGAAGTCCTGTCTCTTTTAGTGCTTCAATTTGTTCTGTATATGGATCAGTTTCTTCTTCTGTGTTATCTATGTTTGTACGCAATGTACTTAGTTTGCTCTGATGCTCGTATACTTCTTGTAATGTATTGTATTCCATACGTGGTGCATCACTAAGTTCACCTAGCTCAGCTAGTGCGCTTTTATAATCTTCTATTTTAGCAGTATCTTCGTCAATGTGTGATTGACTTTCATTTACTGCTTCTGTTTTTGTTGCTACAACATGAGTATGTTTTTCATCATGTAGCTCTTGTCCACAAGCATAACATTTATGGCCAAGTGTTGTATCTAGATCTTTTTGTGCTTTGTTAAGACGTTTTTGTTCTCTATCAATAGCACTAGTTAGTCTAGCTATTTCTGCATTTAAAGTATCTAATTGATTTTTTTTACTAGTAAAATCTTCAAAGTCTGCATGAGCTTTAATTTCTACATCAATATCTATATGTTCTAATGCAAGTAATTCGCTTTTTAGTTGTTTTCTTTTATCTTCTTTATTTGTTCCCCACACACGCTGTCTACGTTGTAGATCAGATATGCTTTTATTAATTCTCTCATTTGCTTCTTCTACTGCACTTATTCTAAATGTTTCTTGTTGTATTTTATCTTTTGTATTTTTTGCAAGTTCTTTTAAAATATCTGCTTTTTCACTAAGTTGTGTTATACCTAGTAGTTGTTCAATAAGTTCTCGCTGATCGTTTGCTCGCATACTTAAAAATGGTTCTGTATATGTGTTCAATGCACATATATGCTTGAACATAGTATGACTCATACCTAGTGTGCGTTCTATAACAGTTTGCGTTTGACGCCCTTCACCCTGTGACTCATCTGTGCCATCTGTTGTATCTGCATCATTAACAATAAACCTAAAAATATTTGGCTTGCGACCACGTTCAATACGATATTGTTGACCATCTTTTTCAAAGTCAACAGTAACTATCATTTGCTTATTATTTGTTTTATTAACAAGATTATCTTTTTTAATGTTGTATAATGCATTACCATAAAGTGCATAACTCAATGCGTTTACAATTGTTGTCTTACCTGTACCGTTACGTGAACCATCACCGCCCAAGTCTATGTTGTTACCCAACACAAGTGTTAATCCTGTATGGTCAAATGTTACAGCCTGTGTAACATTGCCTACACTCATAAAATTCTTTACTGTGATATTTTTAATAATTAACATACTATTACTATAACGCAAGTCCACGGTATATGTCAACTAGCATTTCTTTTTTAATTGTTTCACTTTGTATACTATCTAATTGACTCATAACAATACTATCAACGTTTTCTACTTGAATATCAACACCCTTGTTCCAATCTTGTGTATGTTCTTCTTTTTTACTAGGCATTAATGCAATCTCACGTAAATTAAATTGCTGAGCAAAAGTCTCTTTGATAAAATTAGCCTCTTCGTATGTGATACCTACATCAAGTGTTACACGACAGTATGTTTTTTCTCCCAAGTATTTTATAGGATTGTCAATTAGTCTACTTAAACTAATTGTTCTATATTTTGGTGCGTTTGGCCATGGAACAAATTCCATTGTTCCATCCCAATCAAGAAACATACAACCACGTTCGTCATCCCATGCATCAGCATAGTTATGTGCAAATGCATTACCTGTGTAAATTACATTGCCCTTTTCTTGTCTTTTGTGAAAATGTCCAGTAAACACTTTCTCTGGTTTACTTAAATCTTTTGCTGTTAAGCCTCCGTGATCTGGCATTTGAACAAGTGCGTTCATGTAAAATGTAGGGAGTTCAAAATGACCAAACATATATTTGCAGTTTACTTCTTTTAATTTCTTCCACTCATCATCTACTAGCCACGGAACTAGTGCAACATTATCATCTATATACATTTCGTCATTGACAATGTTGATTTTTGAAAACTGTTGTGTCATAGGAATACTATGAATTTCACGTTTTTCTCTATAGTAAAGATCGTGATTTCCTGTAAGCATGTGAATTTCATCAAATGCATCATTTAATCTTTCAAGGTTACTCACTGTATAATTTAGTGTACTAACATTAATGCTGGCTCTATTATGATGCCAGTCACCCATAAAGATACATTTTTTAATGCCACGCTTATGTGCTTCGTCGATCATCCAAATTAGATAATCTTCACAATCTTGATTGTGCAATCTACTGTTATTCTTCATGCCGAAGTGGATATCAGTAAAAATTACTGCCTTATCAAACAAAACTTATTCTCCAGATTTTTGTGCTGCTTTTTCTTGCTTTTCTTGCTCTTTTTTGAGATCTTCTTGGATAGTTTCCCATTCAGCATTAAAGATACGTGTCATTGAAGGATTTAATCCACCTTCTTCTAACAAATCATCTCGTATATTTTGACTACGTTTTTCTAAATTTAGAACTCTTGTAAAGGAGTTATTAATAGCCGCTGTGTAATAAGCAAAAGGATTCTCACTTTTTGCTTCATTAAACTGTAATCCAATTTGTGATAGTTGTAACAGTGCCTGTCCACGCATCTCATCTACATAAGTGTATCCACGCCAGTTTGCTCTCATACTGTAACGCTCGCATAACTTAATATAAGCACGAGCAAGTGCAGGAGTTGTGATTCCATGTTCTACACTAAAGTATCCATTATCTTTTCCGCCTGCCCAATGACTACGAGCAACCTCTTCCCACTTACCACTTATTTTTGCATAATGTTTAAAAGGAGGAAAGTTACACTTTGAATGATAATCTGCAACTGTCTTTGGTTTGTTTTTTCTTTGCTCTTCGGGTATATGTTCAAATGTCATAACACGAACTACTAAATCTTCATCAGCTATATCATCAATATTTACTGCAAAATCTGCACCACGTGGTTTTGTTTTCTTACCTGTTAGACCTTGTTCCCAACGTCTAACTTCAGCTTCGTGTGCAATTTTTTGTAATCTTTTTGCTCTATTTTGTTTGGCTGTAAAAATACTATCTTCGTTTATATCATCAAATGAACTAATAATTAAATCATAATGTTTAAAATCGTCATCACGTGTCCAACAATAAGTCATTTTGCTATTGTGGATTTCACGCAACAAGTCTTTGTTTGTTAAGTAATGTTGCCTCGTTTTGGTCATTATTATACTCTCCTATGTGTAACATTATATGGAATAACTTATTGTAAGTCAACCGGTTTTTTAATTGCATAAATACTAGTGGAGAAAATGCTATGCTATTAAGAGAATTAACAGAATTAATGGAAGATGCTAGTGGATACGTAGTATTCTACGGTGGCAGGTTCCAACCAATGCACAAAGGACACAGTGATGTATACAAACATCTAGTAGAAAAGTTTGGCAGAGACAATGTATATATTGCTACTACGTTTAGTCAAAAAGCTGTAAAAGCACATTCATCGGGTGACTACAGTAACGATCCTTTTACATTTGAAGAAAAAAGAGATATTATGAGCAGAATGTTTAGCATACCTGCAGATAAGATTGTTAACAGCAATCCGTATAGAAGTGAACCAAGTGTAGTAGGCAAAGATAACAACACAACATCCACTATATTAGTCTATGGTGCAAAAGATCCTATGCGACTGTCAGGTGACAAAGTTAAACCAGTTCCACAAAACATGGAAGGTATGACTCCACACAGCGAAGGAATTGTTTTTGCATACGAAGCACCTCTTATGCAAGGTGGTATGAGTGCAAGCAATTTTCGAACAACGCTAGCAAGTAATGCTAGCGAAGAAGAAAAGAAAAAATCATTTCAACAGTTTTTTGGAAAGTTTGACCAAAGTGTTTTTGAATTTATTGTAGGTAGACTAACATCATGAGCGGCGGTATAGGTGACAATCAAAAAGTAAGATTACAAGTAAAAAGTCAAGGTGGATTAACATTTGATGGATTGCTATCACCTCTTAGAAATGATAGAGGAGTAATATTTCCATATACTCCAACTATTGGGATTGGTCATAGTGCAAACTATGGTAGCTATGAAACAACTCACAGTATATACCAACCAAACTATTATGTTAACACACCTAACCCAACAATTGGAATTACAGCAACATTTACTGCCAACGAAATGAGCGAAGCAAGATACACAGCAGCGGCACTACACTTTTTTAAAACACTTACCAAATCAGACTTTGGTGAAAATGCTGTAAATCCAGGTAGTCCTCCTAAGACACTTATTTTTAATGCATATGGACATTTACATGCAAACAATGTTCCTGTTATTTTAACAAGTGTCAACTACAATTTAGTTGAAGATATTGATTATGTCGAAGTTGACTTTAATGGAGCAAAAACAAGTATACCAACAAGTTTACTTGTTACCTTGGATTTAAGAATTCAAATGCCTCCTAGATATACTAAACAAAAATTTAATCTTAGAAACTATGCAAACGGTAGTGCATTAAAACGTGGGGATGGATTTATCTAATGACAGAATATAGATCAGACAGTATGTATAGAAATACAAAAATAATTGGAAACAGGTTTCTCGATGTTTATAAATCACCTGTTCCTAATGATATAGAAATAGATGAGATGGTGCTAGAAGCCAAGTATAATCAACGACCAGATAAGTTAGCATTTGACCTTTATGGAAATGCAAAACTATGGTGGGTATTTGCTGAAATTAACCAAGATAAACTTGTTGACCCAATCATAGATTTTAAAAGCGGAATTACAATAAAATATCCTATAAGGTTCTCGTAAAATGGCAACAAGAACACCAGACATCAAAGACAAGCAAATATTAGATCTTGTAGCCGGTGGCGAAAGCAACGGTGACTATAATGCTGTCTATGGTATTCCTGTTGGTAGTTCTAAACAGCCAGATTTTAGTAATATGACTATCTCACAAGTTCAACAATTTCAACGTAATCAGATTACTAGTGGACAGGTTAGTAGTGCAGTTGGCAAGTATCAATTTATTCAAAGCACACTTTCTGAAACAGTAGACCGTGCTGGCTTTAATCCAGAAACAACATATTTTACACCAGAAGTTCAAGATCAATTAATGACAACAAGATTAGATCAGCGTGGATTGTCAAGCTGGAAAGGTGGCAGCATGGATAATGCTACTTTCCAAGATAATCTTGCCAAAGAGTTTGCAAGTGTTCCTGTTGCTACTGCACAACAAGGTGCTCACGGAAGAATTTTTCCAGGACAAAGTTATTACGAAGGTGACGGTATAAACAGTGCCAAGCATGTTGATGCTACAAAGTTTACTAATAGTCTCAGTCAAATCAACAATGAATCTGGAACACAGTTTATATCAGACAGTCAACCAGACGGACAGTTTGAAGGTCCAGACGCACCAAGTGGAGATTTATCAGATAGAGAGTATATTCCTTTTTCTCCAATTATGACTAACGAAGATGCTGATCGGTTAGCTAAAGGTTCAAACTTCCGTGAGTTTCAATTTGATCAACCTAGAGACAAAGGCACTGAAGCATTTCAAGAACTAACACAGTCATACTACGAAACATTTGAACAGCATTTCAAAAACAACCCACAATTAGACCCTGCAAAAGAAACAACATCTGGACCAATGATAAATCAAGCAGAACAAATGATAAAATCAGATGATAAAGTTGAGCAGATTAAAGGTGAGGCAATATTAGAAGCGGCAAATCAATATGCTGCAAACAATATAGACGAAGATACCTCAACAGTAGAAACAGCAACTGAAGAAGCAGTGTCAGACAAGATGGAAGAGGCTATTGAAAAATTTTATAATAAAAACCTTGTAAAGAAAAGCCCAGAACCTAACTGGTATACCAGTGTTGATTTACCGACATATAACTGGACATTCTATCTTACAAACAAAGAAGTATTTGACGAACCAGAAAACTTTTTGAAAACCAAAGAACCAGATCCAAGTAAGGCAATTATAATTGCAAAATCAGGTGTAGAAGCAACTTACAGTATTGATAATTTTTTGTTTAATGCAATTTTATTTGGAGATGACACAAAAGGTTCAGCACAAACAAGCACTATGCAATTTGAATTAAAAGAGCCAATGGGATTTACATTATTGGATGGAATTTTAAGCCAAGCAGGAACATTCAATTTTAAAACTATGAAAGATGCGACATATGTTTTAAAACTAGAATTTCAAGGCAGAGAATTTCAAACAGGCAGAGTAGAAAAATATGATAGCATACATTTCTTTCCAGTTATTCCATATGGTGTTACTAGTGAAACAGGACCAGATGGTACTAGTTATATGTTTACATGCTTAACAATACCGAGTCTTGCAGCTATCGAAAATACAACATCTGCAGGTGAAGTACATGTAAAGGCTGTTGCTACACTAGGAGAATTTGCAGAAAAGTTAGAAGTAGGATTAAATCAAGTTGAAAAGTCAGCAATTAATCCACCACAGCCGGATAAAAGGGACGCACCAACACTTGAGCCAAGAAAAACATGGCAAATAGAATTTGGTGATACAAGTGGATTTTCTTTAGATCAAATGCCTATAACATTTGCTAACAGTTCTGGCACTGCTAAAAATACCGAAGACTCTGATAAAATCGATGTAAGGATTCCACACAACAGTAATGTTGTTTCATTTGTTAAAACGTTTATTACAAGACAATCGGCTTGGAATGAATATGTAAAAAAAGCACAAGACGAAGGATACACTACACCTACAATAGAAATCACACAAGAAGTTGTAGGCACGTCTGGCAAAAAAGACAAACCAGATAATGTTACTCAACAAAAACCAATTACAACAATAATTACTATTGGCATTAAGCAAAGATACGGTGTTGTAAGGACAGATGGATCAGACAATGGAAAATTATCAGACAAAAGTTATCAACAGACAAGATTTGATAAACTTCCCATAGTAAAAAAATATGATTATCTTTATACAGGTAAAAATACAGAAGTTCTAAGTTATTCTGCACAATTTAACATGCTATTTTCTATAAGCACAGACCCTAGACTTGCTTTTAATACAAGTAACAATCAAGTCGAGAAAGCTGGAACAAATTTACTACCTGCTGTATATTTGAGTGATATACCTGTTAATACAAATTCTCTAAATGTAATGGAAAACTTACCAAGAGATTATATAGTAAACACTCCAATAGATCAACAGCTTACAGAAGAAACAATTACAGTAAATCAAAGAGAAGCAGCATATGCAGAAAGCTATGCTAACAGAACCGCAGATACGCAAATTATCGAAGTAGATATTATAGGTGATCCTTATCTATTAGGAGTACCCGGTGTGACAATTTCAGGCATGCCTAGTAAAACATTAAAAAATATAAATGCTACCAGCGATATATTTGTTGCATTTGTGAGTTATTTTCCATTAAATAAAAACACATTGGATAATGCGTTTGACAAAGGTCCTATGGATTTATACACAAGTGGTGTATATGAACTTAGAGAAATTGAACATAGATTTCAACAAGGACAGTATGTAAGTAAATTACGTATGTACAGAGACCATAAATCAAGCACATATTTTTTACAAGAGGAATTAAAGAATTTATAATGGCAGGACCAGGATATAACGTAAAAGGATCAAAAAGTAGACCGTCAATGTCTACTAGAGATGAGAAGTTTGGTATTAACAACATCACAGGTGTATACGTGGGAACAGTTGTTAATAATGCAGATAGTCTGTACACAGGTAGAATAAATGTTAGAATACCCGAGTTTGGTAGCCCAGTAGATGGTGAGGATGTTGGAACAATTTGTTTGCTTACAACTCCATACGGTGGTATAACAAGCATCAAAGGTAGCAGCCAAGAAATTACCAATTACGATGAAAGTCCAAAAAGTTATGGCATGTGGCCGCAGCCACCAGAAGTAGGGACACAGGTTGTTGTAGCATTTACTGGTGCAATGCATCAAGGTATACTAATAGGTAGCCTTATTGCAAAAGATAGAAACTATATGATGGGCGGCAATGCTAGCAGTTTGTCTTATGCAGGTGATACACAAACTGTAACACCATCTAGTGAAAAAAATCCATACGACACTGTTGATCCAGATACAAGACCAGCAGATCCAGGATCAGCTATTAATTTAGTTGAACAAGGACTAGCCGGTGATTTGTTAAGAGGACACAGTCAAAGTAGTGCAAGAAGAGAAAGTCCAAGTAAGGTTTTTGGAATTACAACCTTAGGCGGTCATACGCTTACATTAGACGATGGCGATGCTGAAGGCATTAGTAAAAACATTCGTATTAAAACCAGAGGTGGTGCTCAAGTTTTAATGGACGATACAACAGGCACAGTGTTTATCAACAACCATGCTGCAAATGCTTATATAGAAATGGACAAAGATGGACGTATAGATATATACAGTCAAGAAGGTGTAAGTGTGCATACAGAAGGTGATTACAACATACACGCAGGCGGTAATATCAATATGCAAGCTGATTTAGGTATTAACATGAAAAGCACAGGTACAGGAATTAAATTGCATAGCACAGTCGGCAACATAGATATTCATTCACAAACTGATATAAATTTACAAGCAGACGGCAACGGTAACTTATTAGTCGCAGGAAACTACACAGAAACTGCCGGAAGGATAGACATGAACGGACCGCAAGCAGGTAGTACAACTGATCCTACATCAAGACAGTTAGGAGAAAACACAGGTGTAAAAGAAAGTGTTGCAACAAGAGTTCCAGAACATCATCCTTGGAAAGGTGCAACAGGTCAATATGAAAAGTTTACAACAGGAGAAGGTAACAAGTAATGCCAGTAATAAACTTACCAAATATTATTACAGATGATATGCTAATTGATTACACTATTTTTAATGTAGTCAATACTTCCTATGTGAATGATACCAAACCTACAAAAGAGTTTGAAGCAAGTGAAGAATTAGTTAATTTTATTCTTAGAACAGAAAATTATACACCGTACTCGTATTTAGATATTGACGGCGTAATGAAAATAGGATATAATCTAAACATCAATACAGACAGTAATGGACTCACAGAAGTAGAAGCCCATAACATTTTTATTGATCAATTAAAAATAGCAGAAAGAAAACTAAAACAATTATTACCAATAGAAACTCTTTCCCAATCACAATATGATACATTATTAAGTGTTTATTATAAAACTGGTGACTTTAAAAAAATAGGAACCGAGCAACGTAAATTTGATGTATATGATTATGTTAAAAATAAGCAATGGAATTACTATGCTACTGCACTAACAAACTGTGGCAATAATAGAAGTACACGACAACTAGAAGCAAGAATACTAATGCTAGGCGATTATGGTAATGAGAAAAAAAGAGACTTTATCAAAGCTGCAAGTTTAAAAGCACTAGAAAGAGATTACCCTCTAAAAATGAAATCTGATAAACAAAAGTTGCAAGCAGAAAGAGTTTACTTTGTAGAAACAAGCCGCTTCCTACCAGGAATGGATCAAGCAAGAATGCGCCTAGTAAAACAATTAGGTTAATAAATATAGTTGAATCGAGGAACATGTTTTGCCCAGTGTATTACTTTTAAATGCAGATGCATTACCATTGAGTCTATTACCACTAAGCACAATCAGTTGGCAAAGTGCTATCAAGACAATGTTTGGACAAAAAGTTCATGTAGTAAAAAACTATGAAGGTAGATACATAAGGTCTACAAGTTTAAGCATACCCATGCCCTCTGTGGTGATGCTCAGTAAATATCACAAACAACCAGCAAAAGCAAAATACACACGCCGCAATGTTTACATAAGAGATGATTATCGATGTCAATATTGCGGTAATTCTTTTAGTCACGACAATCTTACGTTAGATCATGTTAGGCCTAAATCAAAAGGCGGCAAACTGGGATGGACTAATACAGTTGCAGCATGTGGACCATGTAATGTTAAAAAAGGTAGTAAAATTATTAAACCACTTAATATACCATATAGACCAACATGGCACGAAATAAACAACAACAGCAAGTATTATCCACTTAGTATACCGGATCCTAGCTGGCAAGATTTTATAAATTGGCCAGAAGATCAGCTTAAAATTGTCCCGTTAAGTATATAGTTAATTTTTCACATAAATAGTTGTATGAGTAATATTATTGGCTATACAACAAAAAATACAAAATCTACTGCAAAAATTCTTGTAGGTTTAGATCTTGCAATGCAAGACCTCGAAAACCATTTCCACATTCGCAAAGGCGAAAAGTGGACGAACCCAGAGTTTGGTAGTAACCTACCTTATTTGGTATTCCAACCTTTAGATGATCTTACTATAAACGAAATAGAAGAAGATGTGATTAGCATTGTTAATTACGATCCACGCTTTCAATTAAGCGATTCTACTATTACTATAGATCAAGATGCACATTTTGTATATGTAAGTGCTAATTTAATATATCTCCCTACTAAAACTGCAACAGAGTTGCAACTTAAATTTGATAAAGAGTTTGAAGAAACTCTAGAGTATTAAAATGGCACAAAACACTAGACAAACAAAACTATTTGCGGCCGAAGACTACACAGTAGTATACGATAGCTTTATCAATGCAAATTTACAAGCATATGATTTTGACACTATACGTTCTGCTATGGTAGACTATGTTCGCAACAACTATCCTGAAAATTACAACGACTGGATTGAATCAGCAGAATTTGTTGCACTACTTGATGTAGTTGCACAGTTTGGACACAACTTGGCTTTTAGGGTTGATTTAAACACACGCAACAACTTTTTAAGTACAAGTGAAAGACAAGAAAGTATATTTAAACTAGCAGAATTTTTAGGCTACACACCAAAAAGAAATGTGCCAGCATTTGGTGAAATGAAGATTGTCAGTGTAAAAACAAACGAAGCAGTAATTGGTAGTGACGGAACAAGTTTAGGTGGTAAAGAATTAAGATTTGAAAACACATCTAATGTAAACAGCATGGATGATTTTATCACTGTTATGAATGCATTAATGCAAGACAGTAACACATTTGGTAGTCCTGTAAAACAAACAATTATTGATAACATCACTCATCAATTTTACAAATTAAAGAATAATGTTAATCAAATTAAATTTAACTTAATTGGTAGTGCTGCTGGTACTTCTAGTGTGTTTAATGTAGTAGGACTAGATGTAAACCAAAGAAGTATTATTGAAGAAGTTACACCAGATAAAAACAATGCATTCAGTATTGTATACAAAAATGACGGTCAAGGTATAACAAGTGCAAACACAGGATTTTTAGTTGGACTAAAGCAAGGCGATTTACAATCTAGAGATTTTCCTATTTCAGATCCTATATCAAATATGAAACTTGATATAGACGTTTCAGATATCAACAACAGTGACGTATGGGTAGCTACCGTTAACGACACAGATGATACATTAACATATTGGACTAAAGTAGAAAATGTATATGGACAAAATGAAATTTACAATGCATTGCCAGGAACAGACAGAAATATATTCAGTGTAAAGACACGTGAGAATAATCAAATAAGTGTATGCTTTAGTGATAGTAATTTTGGTAATCCACCTAAAGGAATTATTAGAGTATGGTTTAGAACAAGTGTTAACAATACATACACTCTACGTCCTGATGATTTAGGACCACAAAAAATTACAGTAAACTATATTGGCTCAGACGGTAATCAATATCAAGCAGTTATGGGATTACAATTAAAATCACCAATTGTTACAGCATCAGAAAGCGAAACTGCTAACAGTATAAAAGAGAATGCACCTCGTTTTTATAGTTCCCAAGGTAGAATGATCACTGCAAGTGATTATAATAATGTAATTCAAACACAAAGCGAAGATGCACTCAAGATAAAATCTATTAATAGAACACACAGCGGACACAGCAGATTTCATCATACAATGGATCCAACAGGTGCATACACAAGTGTAAACATATTCAATAAAGACGGTAAAATATATGCATACAATGTTACAAACAATATATCAACTGCAACTAATGAATCGTCTAGTCAAGTTTACAACAAGTATTTAAAAAATATTTTTAACAACAGTGAGTTTTTAAATTTATACTATACTAAGTTTCCTTTTGATAGTTTAAAGCCAGCAGGCTATAACACAAACACATATGAATGGATACCAACTGGCTCAAATGCTTTAGGTGCAAACAATGGTTACTTTTTAGAAGGACCTGATTATGTAAAAGTAGGAAGCTCTCAGGCAGCATATACTAAACACATAGAAGTAGGTAGTTTGATTGAGTTTTCAGATGCTAACGATAGTAATCCTATGTGGGCAAGAGTTGTAAGAATATACAACAACGGACTGGGTATATATGATGTAAATGGTGACGCTACAGGTCTTACTTCAGTAGGCAAAGGTAGTATTGTTTTAGATAGTGATATTCCGCCAACCAAATATATCAAATCAATATATCCTGCATTTAACAGAGTGTTCAGTGATAGAGAAACACAAATTATACTAAATTTTTTAAAGTCACAAAAAACTTTTGCAATATATTATAACTTTGAAAAAACAAGTTGGGAAATATTTGAACCAGGTGTAGATGCAGTAAACACTAATCCATTTGCTACTTATAATACAACACAGTTTGACGAAAACTGGTTAGTTTGGTTAGAGTATAACAATGGTTCATATGATATATTAACAAGAACAATTAGATTTGAATTTGGTAGTGCTAATGTTGAGTTCAGTAATATATCAAACGAATACGAACTAGACACTTACACATTAAAAAGAGAAAAAGACACAATTACAGTTTTAAATGATCAATTTGATCCAGCAGGAACATTTTTCATAAGTGGGTATTTTATTGACCAGAATGGTATATCAAATTCCCATAGAGTAATTATATCTTTAGAAGATTCAAACAACGATGTAAGACCAAATAATCCAAGAGCATTTGATGATATTATATCAGGTGACCAAATTGACGTTGATTATAATGAAGACGGTGTCCTAGATACAGTAGATGGTAAACAAAACTTAAGATTCGAATGGCAACACAACCCAGACAGAAATGTTCTAGTAGATCCTAGTTTCACTAATGTTATAGATGTTTTTGTATTAGGTCGTACATATGATGCTGATTTTAAACAGTATCTACTAGGTAAAAAAGACATACCTAATCCTCCAACAAGTAATCAGTTATCTAAAACATTTGCAGATGTTGCAAATGTAAAAGCAATGAGTGACAGTGTTGTTTATAGAAGTGTAACATATAAACCATTGTTTGGTAATACTGCACAACCACAATTAAAAGCTAGGTTTAGAGTAATTAAATTACAAACTAGCACAGCTACAGACAATGATGTAAAAACTAAAATAATTGAAAAAATTAATGAATATTTCAAAATTGAGAATTGGGACTTTGGTGAAACATTTTATTTCACAGAACTTGCTGCATTTGTTCACAAAGAGCTAAGTGGATTAATCAGTAGCTTTGTAATTGTTCCACAAGGAGCAGATAGCGTATTTGGTGATTTGTTTGAAATCAAACCAATGAGTAGTGAAATATTTATACCAGATGTAAAAATAGAAGACATTGATATTATTGATGCAATCACAGATACAAATATTAGAGCAGGACAGTAACAATGGCAGGTAACAAGAAAAGAGCAGGACAATATCCTAATAGTAAGGTTAGTGCATCTAACTTCTTACCAAAAACATTCCAAAGCGATACTAACAAATCATGGTTAGATAGTACATTTGATCAAATGATTAGCAAAGGTAATTTAAAAGATTATCATGGATTTATTGGTAGTACACATGGAAGAGAAAAAAATCTACATGACACATACATTGACATTATTAACAATAACAAAGCAAAACAAATAAGCCAATTACAGCCTGGTATTGTTTTAAAAAACAATGAAAATGAAATTACAAATACACTTGCATTTGACGATGTTGTAAATGCTTTACAAACAAATTTTACAAATTATAACTATGCAAGTGCATATTCGAGTCAGGGATATGTTTTTAATCCGCCAGTTAATATTGATATGTTGGTTAACTACAGTTCATACTACTGGGCACAAAATTTACCAATATACACAGCAACAAACACAGGTGCGACAGTAGATATATTTGATGCAATAGATAATCAAGCAGTATACGAATTAACAGATGATAACAATACTTTCAAGTTACATAACGGTATGATTATCAAGTTTTCAGGTAACTGGGGAACAGCGGCAACAGATAATACTTACATAGTAACGGGTGTAGGCACAGGTATTAAATTAATTTTATTTAGAGATACAAGCGGCAAAACTATGTATTCTAATCAATACAAAGGTAATATTAGATCAGATGGTTATTGGGATAGAAACGTAGTTTATGATGTAGAATTTAGGACAAGAGCAAGAGGTTATACAGGCTCTAGTCTAGATAGGCTTACAGCATATAACAACGATACACATGCAGATAAACCAGTATTCTTTGATGGGTTTAATTTACTAAGACATGAATCAAACAATGATAAACTTGTAAATAATTTGTATGCAAAACTACCAGACCAAACTGACATTTACTATTTAGAAGTAGGTGACGGAACAGTTACAGCTACAGCTATAACACCAAACAGTAACTTAGGTGAATCATATGATATCGAATCTTGGGACTTTGAACAGGTAATAGAAACAGAACCAGATTATATTGTTATTGCAAAAAACGATAGTAGACAAACAGCTTGGTCAAGGATCAATAACTGGGTTCATATCGATTGTATAAAAACTTTAAAACAAATTATACCACATATAGACTTGTCACTGTATGCTAATGCTACCTATCAAGCAAAAAGAAGTATTATAGAATTTGAAACAAAAATGAATTTGTTCGAAGGTGCAGATTATATTGCAAGCACGGACATGCAATGGCTTGGTCATATTGACTACTACATAAAACCAGAAGGTGATTATCTACCAACAGTAAGTGGCAGTGATTTAATTATACCAGCTGAAGCAAACATAGAGAATGGTAGTCTTGTTATATTCACAGATACACACGACACACATGTTTATAAAATGACAGGAGGTGTGTTAGTAGAACACAAAGCAATAGTAAATGGATATACTGCATTTATAGATTACACTCCATTTACAGATTTAAAAACATACGAAAAATGTGATGTTTATTTTACTAGTTCAGGTATTCAAAAAAGTCAAGCAAAGACTTTAGCACATCAAGATCCTTTATTCAAAGTTTATACTATAGATAATGTAGAAGTGTCCCAATACGATAATGAATTTATTGGAAACAAAATATTTGGTTACAAACAAGGAACAGGTAACACTGATGCAATACTTGGTAAAAAATTATCTTACAAAGATACGCCAAAAGGTGCAGAATATGAATTTGAAAATTACTTGAACACATATACATTAAACTATGTTGTTGCAGATGATGTAGATCCAAAACTTGGACATGAATACAAAGGAAAAGGATACAATTATTTTAAACAAGATAATAAACTATCAACACTTTACAAAACAAGTGATAATATATTTGGTGCATACGAACATTTACAGTATACAATCACAGCAGCACAGATTGCATCTCAACAGTTTGATATTCCATTAGGCTCTGACAATTATAGACCTACATTTGAGTATTTTGTTTACATAGTTGATGGGAAAGTTAATCTCAAAGAAACAACTTCACAAGGAACAAGCATTAATAAAAATGTTGATAGGTTTAAAGATGGTATTCTAGTTGATTCGACTTCAACAATTAAAATTACTAATTTAACAGATAATAATTTAGTTTTTGCCAACAACAGTGTAACTATTGCATCTGGTGCTACACAAGAATTAACTTCAATTGTAAACGATAGTGCAGAGTACAACAGTAACAGCGTATTTAAAATAACAGTAGCAGATAGTATTAATAATCATTTTTACAGATTAACTAAAAATGGAGAAAACTTTGATACATCAGATGTTACAGTAAATGCAACTACAACAACTATCAACACAACACAATGCAAAGAAGGCGACATAATTGATTTTGAATTTATAAACAATGATTTGAGCAATGCAACAAACAACCCAAGTTTCCCTACACTATGGCAGTCAAACAGCAACAATGAAACATTTGATTCATTTACAATTTCTGAAACTGCAGATCATTGGAAAGATATGATGTTAGCAATTCCAGGGTTTACTGGAAGTGTGTTTGGAGAAAATAACTTTAGCAGTTCTATTAGACTTTCGTCATACGGTGGAAAAATCTTCCTCAACGAAAACACAGGTATAATGCACGACATACAATACATAAACAAAGAATATAGTATCACAGGTGCATTGTTTGAACAAGGACAAGATTACGATGCTTTTATTACTAGATTTAGAAATCAAGTAAGACGAGTTTATTCTTCTACAACAATATCTAATATTTCTGAAGTTGTTAGCAAAACATTAACAACATTATTAGCTAACAAAAAAGGCACAGATTTATACAAAACAAGTAATATGTTATACACCAAAGAACCTGTTACTAAAACATTTACTATAGATGATAATCAAACTACATTTACGATTGATAAAATTGCAGGTGGTGATGTTAATATAAGAGATCATGTATATGTATGGTTGAGAGATGACAAAGACAACAATGATATAATGGTAAGAAGAACACTTGTAAAAGACAAGGAATACACAGTTAATGGAGATAAAATTAATCTACTAATAACACCTCAGACAAGTGCGAGTGGTGAATATTCAAGTGTAGAAATTCACTATTACCAAATGGATACACATTCATATGTTCCACAAAGTCTTGTTAAATTAGGTATCCAAGTAGGTCAAGAACCTACAGTAGTAGACAACAAACTTGTTACACATGATAATAGAACTTACTTGTTAGCTTCTGGTGCAGATTTATTCAATATGAATTCAGCAACATTTGATGTTGTAAATGCAGCACAGTATGAATTAGAATGCATGATATATGCAGGTATTGTAAAAGAAGATTTACTATATAGCAATGTTAAACTAAAATCAGTAAACAAATATATCCCAAGTCAACACAGAAGCACATGGTATACAAACGCAGAACTAGACAACTATGTTTATACATATTACAGTAAATGGGCTAAAGCAAACAATTACCCAGTTGTGTTAGAAGAACTTGTATATGATGTAAATGATAGTAAAACATGGAACTACAAAGACATGACTTCTACTATACTTGGATCATATAATCATTTTGTTGATACAAATCTGCCAGGTCACTATGTTGGGATTTATAATATTTTATTTGGTACAGCAACACCTCATATCACACCATGGCACATGTTGGGATTCAACTTCAAACCACAATGGTGGGATACATATTACAGTTGGACAGATGCAACAAAAAGAACAGCATTACTTGATGCATTAACATTTGGTAAAACAAATAATCCTGCAAGTAATGTCACACAGGAAATTACATATGCTAGACACGCATGGGATTGGACAAATAATAGCCCAGTAGATACAAATGGTGATTTAGTAGATCCAAAAGATATACTCGGAACACCAAGTGTATTAGAAGCAAGCGAATCTTTTGTATTCGGAGACTGGGGTCCTACAGAACAATTATTTAGACAAACTGCACAATGTAATGCAGTAACAATAGATGCTATTATTAAATTAAAACCAGCTCAAGCATTTACAGAATTCTTTCAGCCAGGAACATTTACAACAGTTGCAAATGATGATTCTAGTTTCAATGTAAGCGAACTTGAAAATAAGATGATTAACAGTAAATCTTTTATCTTACCTGGTTACAAAAGCAACAAAGTTTTAAATGCAATAAAAATAAACACAAATCAAATTTACTCCAATACTTCAAACGAAAGCAGTGTTGTATATGGTAACAAGTTTGACCAAAACTTTTCACCAGTTGTTAACTTTACAGCAACAGGAGAAGTAGATAATATTATTGTAAACAAAAGGCTTTTTGACATCACAACCGAAGCAGTAATAACAAGTAATGTTTTAGGTAGTGTAAGAGATAGCGAAGGTAAAAATATAGATACACTTGATTTAGAATATGAATACAAACAAGCAGAATTTGTTGCAAATGGTATAAGTCAAGCACAACATAATTATACAATTAGAAACAGATACACTGACTTAGCAGAACAAATTTATACAAACTTAGATACACAACTAATTCAAAAAATTAATGGATTTACAACAAAAAGTAGTATGAGCTTATTTGCAGAAAGCGGCATTGATGGATCTTTTGCAGTATCTGATAACGATTACAAAATTGTAATGCACAATGGATATCCTCATACATTTATTAATGCAAGTCAAATCACAATTAAGAAAGAACCAGACGGATATCAAATAAAAGGTTCAAGCACTAACAGACAAGAATTTATGTTCCTAGAACCTAATAAAAATAATTTCACAGATATTGAAGTATCAAATAGAGTTATAAGAAAATATTCTAAGTTTGTAACAAATCATAGTATCTTAGAATATGGATCAGTGTTAAACAAAATACAAGACGTGTATACTTTCATTAGAGGCTACTTTGCATTTTTAGAACAAAACGGATTTAAATTTGCCACAAGCAAAGACGCTTACGCAAATACTTTTGTAAGATGGACTGTGAGAGCAGAAGAAGGTCAAGAGATTACATTAGACTTAGGAAAATTTATAGAGTTTACTTCTACACATGGTCATGTAAGTGAAGCAGGAACTTTTGATTACTTTGCAAACAATATTAATATTAGAGATGGATCAGATGTATTAAAAGAAAACTTAGTAGTATCTCGCAAAGAAAACAAAGTAACATTTGAAAATAAGCAAGAGAAATCTTTTGGTAACATTACAGTTGCAGTAGTTGACTTTGAACATGCATTTGTGTTTAACAACAACACAATTTTTAACAATGTATTATTTGATGATGTAAAAATGTCAAGACAAGATAGATTGATAGCACGTGGTGGTGTTACAAAAGAATGGAATGGTGAGAAAAAAGCACTAGGACATTTAGTATTTGATGACCATATAGTTCAAAACTTTGACAGTAGTGTAGAAGAAACAAACGAATATTATAGAACAGATATAACAGAATTTAATCCTGATGTGAAAAAAGCAAAAGACATAAGCATAGGTAACATTGACAGAGATTGGGTTGAAAATCTACATCTAGATCCAAATGTAATTACTAAATTTTATCAAGGTGCAATAAAAGAAGCTGGCACAAATGCAAGTGTAGATAGGCTTGCTAGATTTATTAAAGGCGCAGACGATATTCAAGTGTTTGAAAAATATATGTTCAATCACAGTTACTTTGGAGACACAACAAAAAAACATAGCACAGAAATAAAATTATTACAAAATGAAATTGGCAACAATCCACAAGTTATAGAATTTGCCGAACAACCAAGTGTAACAAAAAGTATTGCAATTACTAATGATGATTCAAGATTTGTAAACAAAGATAGTATAGAATTTAACATCGCAGACTTTGATCAGGCACAAACAAAATTAAATACTGCCGGTAGTCCTCTATCAACTGAAGCCAGATACTACGCATTTAATACAACAAAAATGACTGACGTATATGATAGCACAGCAGACTATGCTATAATTGAAAATTGGTCAGACACAAAGACTTATAGCTTTGGTGATATAGTAAGAAGAGAGTCTGTATTATATAAATGTAAAGTAGATACTACTGGACTTACAAGTGTTAATGATGGTATTACTGTCACTGGTGTAAAGAGATTTCCTGTTTTTCCAGTGGGCACAGTAGTAAAAATTGATAATAATCCTGTAACACTTACACAGACAAGTCAAGCATTAAGTGATATAGTTGCAACAGGTAGTGTAGCAAATCCTGTGGTAAACAACTTAGATCAACTTTCTATAAATGGAAATGTCTTAACATTTCAAGTTGCTAGCAGTGGAACTGGTATACTAGGCCCTGCACAACTTTTAAGTAATATTGCACCAAATGATTTTTTAACAGTTACAGGTAAAGCAATAGTTATAAATGGAACTACAGTTGATTTTAATAATATACCAGCCAATCTTACAGAAAATACAGCCATACAGAATGTAGGTGTGACGCCTCCTAACATTGTTGAAACATTTCAACATCCAGCTGATTTTACTGGTACTGGTAACACTAAACAAGTTACTATAGCAACATCTCTTACAGGATACACTGTAGACACTATACAGGCTGTAATAACTTTTGCAGATACAACTACAACAACTCAAAATATCACAGCAAGCAATTTAACAGGACAAGTTCTTGATATTACACAAGATCCTGCTGATTGGACAGACACAACTTCTATCGAAGTTACAATAACACATACTACAGTTATAGACCTACTTGACACTTACACTATTACTCAGGCATTAAGTATTACAGGATATCAACTTGATAGTGTTATTGTAGACGGCACAACATTAACATCTAGTGATTTTACTCTTACAGGTCAAGCAGTTGAATTAGACAATGTCAATCAATATAATATAGCAGATAGTATAGAATTTGTTTTAGTGCATGTAGATACTGGAATGACAATGACAGAAGTAGTTTCTCTTATCACAAGTTCAGTTCCTAATGTTACAGCTACATTAGATGCTAACAATCATATACTATTAGAATTTACAGGAGCAGCTCCAGGAGATCAGTTAATATTATCAGCAGGTTCTACTAACACAGAACTTGGATTTGATTCAGCAGGAGAAATAGCTGTTGTTCAATCAGGTGCAATATATCCTCAATTAACAATGCAACAAATATTAGATCAGATAAACAATTTTCAATTATTTTCTTTAGATAATATTACTGCAACACAATCAAATAATCAACTTATTCTTACAAAAACAGAGATTAATAATCCTTTATTAACAATGACTATTGCAGCAGGCAATATTGCATTTGGATTTAACACTACTGCTTACACCACTACGGAAACAACAGAACAGGTAGAGATTGGATTTTTAGAAGCAATAAATGACATTAACAATCATTTTACTTCACAAGGTATAACAGATATCACAGCAAGTGTGGTTGCTGGTGCTCAAATCCGTATTTCTTCTCCTAGACAATCTTTAGATTTAGGAGATACTGATTTTAATACAATAGCAATATTACCAAGTGCATTACAAACAAATAATATAACAAGTATTCAAAATATATTTCTTGAAGCCGAATGGGAAAGACAAGAAGACAGTCAAGATCCTGCCTTGTTTAACATTTGGGTAGTAAATGATAGCGATTACAGCGTAGAAGGATTAGGATCATTAAAGACAAAATTTTACAGTTGGAATGTTTTCCAAGTGCAAAATCATACATTGTTTACTAGAGAAACAGATGAAGAGCCATGCGGTATTTGTGCAGGAACATCAACAAGCGATGGTAACGATGCACGAATTACTACAATTGCACCACATGGTTTAGTAAAGGGTGATTATGTAATGCTCACCAATACAACAACACAGCCTAATATAGATGGAATACACAGAGTTACACAAGTAGATGCTGCAGACAATAAAATATTTTTTATTGATAAGTTTATTGATGTATGTGGTAATGCTAGCAGTATTATGGTATTGAGACCACAACGTTTTGAAACAACGACACAAAGAGATTTATCAACTACAGTGACAGATAAATCATTGGTTTATGTTGACAAAGTAGATGGAATTGCTGGACCAGTAACTACAAATGTATTTACAGCATCTGAAGATGTAAGTGGTAATATAACTTACGACTTACCTCCTGGAACAAGATTTACAAAGTATAGAGTAACAAACAACGATGTTGCAAATATTACAATTTACGATTATGATAAAAATAAAACTGTAAAACAATTAGAACTTTTTGATCCATTACGTGGAGTTATTCCTGGTATTGCAAATGCAGAAGTTGATATGACAGATGATGTAGACTTAGCTGCTTATAACAATTCAAGTGATGAAGAATATGCAGTAGTTGCAGAAAATTACTGGTCTCAAGAACATTTAGGTAAACGTTGGTGGGATACAAGTCAAGTAGTATACTATGATTATGATCAAGGTGACTATACATATCAAAGTAGTCATTGGGGCAAACTATTTCCAGGATCAAGTATTGATGTGTACGAGTGGACTAAATCATCTGTAGGTCCAGAAGATTATGCAAGAGAAGTAGAAAATCAAACAGAAATGTTTGGAGTAGTAGCATCTGGTGAAGCATATTATATTTACAATAGCACACTACAGGAAAATTATTACTATTATTCAACAGTTGAAGAGTGGAATAATACACTAGGAACATATTCAACATGTTACTACTTTTGGGTCAAAAATAAGAACACAATTCCAAGTGGAAAAGACTTATCAACAAGTGCAGTATCAGATATAATTGAAAATCCAACAGCTAATGGTATAAGTTGGTTTGCAGCTCTTACACCAGAGACTACAAGTTTAGCACTAACACATACTAGCGGTAATGCATTTATACTTTCAAATGCAGATATATATTTAAATGATACTAGCACTGTTATTCAAATCAACAGAGTGCCAAGTGGTATAAATCATAACAGTTGGACAACAATTGCTAAAGACAGAGATTTAATTCCTGATTATTACTATATAGGTTTGAGAAATAATCTTGCTACTGTTGATGCACTTGAAAATTCATTACCTAATTATAATGCTCATCCATTTAGCAGATATGGAGATGATAGAAATAATAAACAAACTTGGTTTATTGATCATAAATCGGCAAGACTAAATGCATATGTTGTAATAAACGATTTACTCAAGGATATTAATTTATATACAGATTATTATGGAATATGGGATAGAGAATTTATAAAAAGTAGCATGCCAAACAAGACTTGGAAATGGACAAATTATGTAAGCAAAGATAGAAATCTATTTGTTGTTCCAAGCACCACTGTAAATAATTTAACTGAACTTAGCTCAATTGATACTGACAAAATTAAAACAGTAAAACTTAAAATAACAAGTGAAGGTTTAGATAGAAGTGAGATATTAGAATATATAGACAATGATTGGGTTGTTACTGAAAAGGCAAATGCAACTATTGAACTAGAAGATATTGTTGCTGTCACTAGAGCTGGCTGGGATATTTACGGTTGGGACTCAACAAAATGGAACAGAACAGAAACAAAAGATTGGTGGAGAACAATTATTGATGCATGTAGAAATGACTGGTTTATAGATTTTAACATTGTAAAATTCAACAAACTATTTTTTGCTATGGTTGATTATACATTTAGTGAACAGGATCAAAATAACTGGTGCCACAAGTCAACATATGTAAAGCTAGACATTACACATAGTATTAACACAAAGTTACGCAAGTATACAAGAAGCACTATGAATAATATCATAGGCTATGTTGATACACTTAAACCATTCCATACCAAAGTAGATGAGATATTAGATATTCAAAAAACAACAGAAGAGTCTAAAATTACAATCACAGAAGATCCAAAACAAGTTATATACTTTGATGCAGACAAGGACGAGTTTGATGATTTCACAAGTGTATTCTCAGGTGATATTAGAAATGGGGGTTCTGCTTGGGATGCTGTGGCAGGTGTTGCAGATAGTAATGATTGGAGCTTCACAGAAACATATGACAATGGTGCTTTCCATCAGCCAAACTTGTTTACAAGTGAAAATAATCCACAAAGACAACATTTACTAAAAATCAGTTTTGGAACACTAGCAGGTTTTAAAGTTCAAACAAATACAACAGCAGATACAGTTGATAATAACACAAGAACATTTGTGTACTTGAAAAACATAGATTCAAATATTCCATCAATTGTTGGATTAGAAGAAAGCAAAGCTGCAGCCACAACGACTGAAATTGCAGTAGGTGGAACCACTGTAACACTAGATGATGCTAGTGCATTTGCAGATAGCGGTATAGCATATGTAAATAACGAATTTATGCAATACATTAAGAATGGTAACGATTTAACAATTATTACAAGGTCAACAATGAATTCATTGGAATTACAACATGCAATAGGCAGTGTAATTGTTGACGTAACAAATAGCTTCCTAACTTCGGCAGAAATAGGAACAACAATGCTCAACGATTTGGGCAAGAGTATAATAGATCCTACAAGCACAGACAGCTTATCAGCTGTTGAGCTTAGGACACTAAGCAAAGGTATTACAATTTAATATAAGTATATTTAATTTTATGCTAAATAGTGTAAAGGAATAGGCAACAATGTATAACACAACAGATAACGCAAATTTATCATTTCACGGTCATGTTTTGATCAGTGATGTAGACACGGGTGAAGTTCTATTAGATAAATTTAATGCAATCAATTTTGAAAATATGGCCATTGCAATTGCTAATTTACTAGCAAATCAAACAGACAACGGAGATGGATATTACATTTCTAAAATAGCTTTTGGTCACGAAGGAACAATAGTAGACGCAAATGGTAACATTACATATAAAACACCAAAAACAGATGGTGGAACCGGCGCACTGTATAATCCAAATTTTGGAGCAAATGCAGACCAAATAGTCGAAAAGGCAATAGATTCTTTTGAAATATCAGATGCAAGTGGCACTTTTAGAGATTTAACAAGTGTTGTAACACTTGATTATTCATTCCCTAACAATGAACAACTTGCTAGCGATAATGCAGCAGACTTTACTGGAGCATCATATGTATTTGACGAGTTAGCACTTGTAGGAGACAATGATGCATTACTAACACATTTAATTTTTCACCCTATACAAAAAAGCCAAAACCGTAAACTAGAGATTCGATATACTCTAAGAATAACAGCAGGAAGTTAAAATGGCATATTCAATTAACAAAAAGAATGGAACTATAACAATTGCAGAAGGCGATCTCAACACAGAGACAAGCCTAGAACTTGTAGGTAAAGATTATTTCGGATACGGTAGCGCAATAGCACAAAGTTTTGTAAATTTGCTACAAAACTTTGCAAGTGACACAGCCCCAACAACTCCAATTGAGGGACAGATTTGGTATGATACAAGCACCAATTATCTACGTATATGGAATACAACAGTAAGCGATGATACAGTTGGTGCATGGGCTTCAATAGATTTAGGATCAGCTGGTCCTACTACAATCAAAGATACATCAAATGTAGATCACGAAATATGGGTTACAAAACAAAATGGTAATCCAGTTGCAGCATTTAGCTCAGAAACAGGCTTTACAGTTCATGCAAGCGATAACTTAATATCATCTTTTGCTGAGATAAAAACTGGTATTACACTAAGTGGAGCAGCAAATATGAAATTTCACGGCACAGCAACAACAGCAGAATATGCTGACTTGGCTGAGCTTTACTCGAGTGACAAAGATTACGAAGCAGGCACAGTAGTTAAAATTGGTGGCGAAGCAGAAGTTACTGAAACAACTTACATTAGAGACGAAGATGTTTTTGGCGTAGTATCAACTGACCCAGCTTACTTAATGAACAGCATGTTACAAGGAACAAGTGTTCCAGTAGCACTAGCTGGTAGAGTTCCTTGCAAAGTAATAGGTGAAATTACAAAAGGACAAAGACTAACGTCAAGCGATACACCAGGTGTAGCAATTGCTGCAACAAGTGATGCAACACATAGACAGGTTATTGGGAGAGCATTAGAAAGCAAGACTACAGAAGAAACTGGTTTAATAGAAATAATTGTTGGAGTAAAGTAATTGTCTTTTTCAAGTCAAAACAAAATAACTGCAAGCCAATTCATGGAACACCTAGTAACGTTTTACAACGATTACTGGAATGATCCTGCTGGTAGTTTTAGTTTTGATAACCAGCATACAATTGATTTAATTAGAAGAAAAGGGTGGGGACAATCACAGGTAGTGGTAAAAGCACACGATAGCGGTAACCCTGCTGACGAAACAAGTGTTGCTACAGGTCAAATCGTAGAAGCAGTACATCTAAATGCTGTGATTGCACAAATAAATGCAGGACTACAACACATAGACAACAGTATTGTTTTAACAAATTTTGAAGATCCATCAACAGTAATTACAGCATCAATAGTATCAGCTGTCAAACAAAAAATTACAGGAACTGTTGAATCAAGAATGTTTCAATGCATAGACGATATAACAACTACTCTTGATGCATTAGAAACAAGTAACG